TGCTCGAGCGCGGCTATCTCGGTGAACGGTTCAACTGGTCGAGCATCGGCTGGAACGGGCTCAATGGCCTGGCGACGTTTCCGGACTACCCCACGGACTTCGGGGCTCGGTTCCGCCGCCTGGGTGTTCAGCTGGAACCGTGGCGTCCTGCCGGCGAATACGTGCTGCTGGTCGGACAGGTGCACGGCGACGCCGCGCTGCAGGGCCGGAACCTGGGTCCGTGGTATGCGCAGACGGCGAAGGCCGCGGCGGCCCAGTACGGGCTGCCAGTGAGGTTCAGGCCGCATCCGCTGGAGGTGCGCCGCACCGGAGTGGTCCGGCGCGTGCCAGGGACGGAGCATGATGCCGGGCCGCTGGTCGATGCCCTGGCGCGTGCAGCGGTCGTGGTGACCTGGAACAGCAACACCGGCGTCGACGCGCTCCTGGCCGGCAAGCCTGTCGTGGCGCTGGGCGATGGCGCCATGGCGTCGCCGTTGGCGGCGCGGGAGCTGGGCGGCCAGTGCAACCCGGACCGCGAGGCCTGGGCGCATGCGCTGGCGTGGAAGCAGTGGACGCTGGAGGAGATCCGGTCCGGCGAGGCGTTGGTCGGAGTCGTGGAGGACCTGAAGGATGGACGTTACGGTCAAGGTGGAGGGTCTGGCGGAAGCGGAGCGGAAGCTGAAGCTACTGCCCGATCGCGTCGGCCGCCGGGCCCTGCGGCGCGCGCTGAGGCGTGGCGCCAACGTCATTCGCAACGGGGCGCGTGAGAACTTCAAGCGGCTGGACGATCCCGGGACGGGGGAGAACATCGCGAGGAACGTCGTGGTCCAGGGCATGAGCGCCAAGCGCGAGCGCTCTGTGGGAGGCGTAGGCATGCGTGTCGGCGTGCTCGGAGGCTCCAAGTCCAAGACAGGGAGCGCGGCCACAGGCGGAAAAGGGAATCCGGGTGGCGACACCTGGTACTGGCGCCTGCTGGAGTTCGGAACCTCGACCATCGCGGCCAGGGCGCCAATGCGGAAAGCCATGGCAGCCCAGGCCATGGGTGCCTACGACGCCTTCGCCAATGCGGCCGAAGGCGAAATCGACAAGGAACTGGGGAAGCTCTGACGTGTACCCACCGGTGTTTGAAATCGCCAAGCAGAGCGCGGCGGTGCTGGCGGCGCTCGGGTCGAATCCGACGCGGTTGTGGCCCTTCGCGATCTCGCCGCAGAAGGGCACCGCCAACTATGGCGTGCCGTATGCGGTGCACCAGCTGATCTATGGCGCCCCGGTCCTGTCGCTGAGCTGCGTGCCGAACACCGACAACTTCGGCATCCAGATCGACGTGTATGCCGACAACGCCACCGACGCGCGTGAGGTGGCCGCGGCCCTTCGCGACGCCTACGAGGCATCGAACAACCCGGTCGTCGCGTGGAATGGCGAGGACTGGGAGCCGTCCACCGGCCTGTACCGCGTGAGCTTCACGGTCGAGTTCTGGCCCGACCGAGCGACCACCTGACAACCCGAGCACTGCATCCCGCCAGGCCACGGCGGGGGACAGACCACCACCCCGCGCTGCGGGGTTTTTTGTTGGCCGAAAACCCCAGCGAGAGGAAACGCAATGAAGACCCAAGGCACCAACCTGTACGGCATCGACCCCGATACCGGCGAACTTCTCGAAGTCGATTGCCCGACGAGCATCGACGGCATCGATTCGAGCATCTCCCAGCTCGAAACGACCTGCCTCAACTCCCCGGCGCGCACGTACGAAGCCGGCCTCGAAGAGCCGGGCACCGCAACCTTCGGGATCAACATCGATCCGAAGAATCCCAACCATCGGCGCCTGCACCAGCTGAAGCGCGCCGGGAAGACGATGAAGTGGGCGGTCGGCTGGGCGGAGGCGCCCGACGTGGACCCGACCATCGAAACCGACAGCGACGGCGACTACGTGTTCGTTCCGAATCCGGCGCGCAGCTGGCTGTTCTTCGAAGGCTTCATGAACTCCTTCCCCTTCAGCTTCGCGCTGAACTCGCAGGTCAGCTCGACCATCGGCATCCAGGTCTCTGGCGAGATCGAGATGGTCTCGGCCGGCACCTAAGGCGAACCCCTCTTCTACGCCGGGGTCTGTGGGCGTGCCTCGCCTCACGTTCCCGCCCGGCACCTTTCAAGGCGAGCACCCATGACCACTCTCAACGACCTGAAGAAGGCTGGCGGTTTCGTTCCCGACAAGCCGGTTCCGAAACACATCACGTTCAAGGACGACAGCGGCAACGACTTCGAGGCCGACATCTTCGTCGTCAAGCTCGGCGTGGCCGACTACGAAGCCCTGTTCACCGGCGACGCCCTCGTGCGCTCGCACACGGCGCAGGCGATCCACGTCGGCATCCGGCTTGGCGACGGCAAGGAGGTCATCCCGTATGACCTGGCCGCGCGCCTGGACAAGGGACTCGGCGCCGCGCTGATGAAGGCCTTCAATGAGGTCAACGGCCCAAAAAAGCCCTCACCCAGCGCGAGCGATTCCTCTGCGACCTAGCGCTGGGCCTTGGCCGAACGGTCGGCGAGATTCGCCATGACATGACCCAGGAGGAGCTGAGCCTCTGGGTCGCCTACGTGGACGAGAACGGTCCACTCAATCCATCGCTCCGAATCGAAAGCGCGATTGCTCACGCGGTCGCCCTGTTCTTCAAGGGCGTCAAGCCACGCGACCTGATGCCGTGGCCTCGGCAGCCCGAGCCAGAAGCAACGCTAGAAGACGCATTCGCCCTGTTCAAGGGCCTCGCCAAGAAGTCGAACAAGGGAAAGAAGCCACATGGCAACGCGAAGCCTCGGCCAGCTGACGATCGACCTGATCGCCAAGACCTTCGGGTTCGAGCAGGGCATGGACAAGGCCGCGCGCAAGGCCAAGTCCGGCGGCAAGGAAATCGAAAGCGCGCTGACGGGGGCGTTTAAGACCATCGGCGGAGCCATCGCCGGCTTCGTCGCCGGCCTGGCCACGGTCGACACGGCACTGCGTGGGTTCCAGCAGTCGGTGGACTTCGCCGACCGGATGGACGAGCTGTCGGCCCGATTCAAGATCAGCACCGAGACGCTCTCGGAATGGGCCTACGCGGCGAAGCTGACGGGCTCCGACATCGAGGGCCTGGCCGGGATCATCCCGAAGTTCAGCAAGACCGTCGCCGACGCGGCGGACGCCGGCAGCGAGGCCGGCAAGACCTTCGCCGCGCTCGGAATCTCGGTCAAGGACCAGGCCGGCCAGCTCCGCAGCTTCCAAGACCTCCTGCCGGAGATCATGGATCGCTTCAAGGGGCTGAACAACGAGACGACCGAGACGGCGCTGGCAATGCAGCTGTTCGGGCGGTCCGGTGCGGAGTTCCTGGAGTTCCTGAACCTCGGGTCCGATGGCTTGACCAAGATGGGCGAGCGCGCCCGCGAACTCGGGATCGTCATCGACACCGAGACGGCCTCCAAGGCGGCCGAGTTCAAGGACCGTGTCGACGACCTGAGGGCAGCGACCCAGGGCTGGTTCACCCAGATCAGCTCCGCGCTGCTGCCCACGCTCACCGACCTCACCAACGAGATGACGGACTTCGTCAAGGAGGGAGGGGACGCGGCAACGATCGCGGACAGCGTGGCATCTTCCATCCGCGACATCGCGGAAGCCATCCGGTTCCTAGGTCAGATCGGTGATGTGTTCGACCGCATCCGCGGCGGCCTGGTCGGCCTGGAGAAGCAGGGGAACGCGGCGTTCAAGGCGCTATCCGGCCAAGCCTTCTTCACCGGAGACGGGTTCGACTCGATCAAGGCACAGTACGAGGAAGGGGCCGCCTACATCGAGAACGGCTACAAGGCCATGCAGAGGGCGCAGCAGGAAGGCGTCAAGAAGCTGCAGGTCCAGCTGATCGATCCTTCGGAGGGGTTTGGCGGGTACAAGACCCAGAAGCGGCTGGAGGAACAGGCCAAGAAGTACCAGGAGGCTCTGGACAAGCTGCTGGCCGGGGGCGACAAGCCGGCCAAGAGTGGCGGCAAGTCAGCGGCAGAGCAGGAGGCCGAGCGCCTGTTCCAGGCCTACGACTCCATGGCGGCCTCGCTCGATCAGCAGATCGCTCTGTTTGGCAAGACCAGCGAGGCGGCGAAGGTCCGGTATGACGTCGAGTTCGGCTCGCTGGTGAACCTGGAGCCGAAGCTCAAGAACTACTTGATCTACAAGGCTGAGGAGCTGGATGCGATCAAGGAGACGGCCGCCGCGCAGGAGGAGCGCCGCCGGCAAGCCAAGCGCGAGGCCGACGAGTTCGCCATGCGCGAAGAGCACGCCCAGCAGCTCGTCGAAGACCTGCGTTTCGAGATCGAGCTCATTCGCCTCGGCAACAAGGAGCGTACGACCGCAATTCAGCTGCGCGGCATGGAGGCGGAGCAGGTCCAGCGCTACGGCGAGGAGATCATCGAACTGAATCGCCAGATCGAGGAGCAGATGCAGCGCACGGAGCTGATGGACGGCTTCCGCGACAGCTTCGCCACGTTCTTCGAGGACGTGATCGGCGGGACGAAGTCGGTCAAGGATGCCTTCACCGACATGCTCGACGACATCAACTCCATGATCCTTCGACGGATCACTGAGAACTGGGTGGAGCAGCTGTTCGGCGGCTTCGGATCTTCGAGCGGCGGTTCCGCAGGCGGGAACTGGTTCAGCATGATCGCCGGCCTCTTCAGCGGGGGGCGCGAGAGTGGTGGCTGGATCGGAGCGGGCCGCGTTGCCGAGGTGAACGAGAGCGGGATCGAGATGGCGACCGTTCGCGGCAGGCAGTACCTCTTGGCCGGAAGCGGTCCCGTCGAAGTCACACCGCATCGGGAACTGGTCACGGCTGGCGGCGGCGGGGTGACGGTCAACTTCAACGGGTACGGACGCCCCGATCGACGGACTGCCCAGCAGGCTGCGGCCGATGTGGGCGTCGCGGCACAGAGGTCCCTGGCCCGCAATGGTCGAGGAGGCAGGTCGTGAGCGACGACAGCTACCTGCGGCGCTACATCCCGGCTTGCGAGACGTATGGCTGGAATGGTGGTCCAGGCTTCAGCACGCGGATCGTGATGAAGCAGAACGGCCGCGAGCGCCGGAATGCCGACTGGTCGCAGCCGCAGTTCGGGTTCTCCCTGCCGTTCCAGAACCTGCGGCATCAGTCCGAGTACGCGCCGATCCTGCAGCTTTTCCTGAACCGCCGAGGCGCCTGGGGCTGCTTCCTGTACTCCAACCCGCTGTCCGATACCGCCGAGGACGAGCTGTTCGCCGTCGCCGCCGCTGGGCAGACAGAGTTCCAGTTGCGCATGGACGCCACGCTGGATGGCGTGGTGTTCCAGCGGGACGTGCACGCCCTGTACGAGCCGGATCCGGACGAACCAGGGGCGGCACTGGAGTCGGACATCGAGATCACTGCGGACGGCGTCGCAAGCCCGGGCTGGGCTATTGACTACGACCGGGGCAAGGTCCTGGCGCCGGCGCCGATGACCGGTGGTGAGGAGCTTCGCTGGTCCGGCCGGTTCTCGCACTGGGTCCGGTTCGTTTCGGACCGCATGCCGATGTCCATCAACAACCGAAGTGCGGAAGGCTTTCGCGTCGACGGGTCGATCGACCTGCTCGAGATGCCGCCGCCGATCGAGATCACGACCTGACATGCCACGCAATGTGCCCTACGACATGCTGCAGGACCTGCAGCGTGGTGTGACCACCTTTTGCCTGCTGATCCGGTTCGATCCCGTTCTGGACGGGTTCGCCTCCTATGGAATGGCGTTGCTCGACAGGCAGGTGATCTACGACGACGAGATCAGCGAGCTGGCCTATTCGCCCATCGTGGCCATGCAGCCGTCGACAATCCTGTCCAGCTCCGACCTTTCGGTCGACGGCGGCGACGGCTTCGGCCTGGTGCCGGAGTTCGACACGCCGATCAGCGAAGCCGACCTGGTCGCTGGCGCCTACGACTTCTGCCGGTTTCGGGCCTACATCGTGGACTACCGAAAGCTGACGCCGGGGCGCCACATCCTGCTGCAGGAAGGCACCACCGGGCAGATGCGGCTGACGGATGTCGGGCTAGCCTTCACGCAGGAGCTGCGCGGCAAGGCCCAGGCCCTGATGCAGTCGATCACCGAGAAGTGGTCCCTGCTGTGCCGCGCCATCCCCGGCAGCATGCCCATCGGCACCGGCGGCGGGGCGATTGAGCAGCGGTTCCCGTGCAACTGGGCGCTGACGTGGGAGCCGGGCACGGTTGAGGCGGTCGGGCTGGAATCGTCCAACAGCTTCAGCACGTCCGGCCTCGCGCCGGCCTTCGGCGGCAATCCCGGCAAGGTCCGGTGGCTGACCGGCCGAAACGCTGGCCGGGAGGATGAGGTCGATTCGTTCGAGGATGCCGGCGGCGTCCAGACCATCGGCCTGACCTTCGGGACCATGTTCCCGATCCAGGCCGGTGACACGTTCGAGTTCGCAGACCTGTGCCCGGGCACGAAGGCGGCCTGCAAAGCCCGTGGCAACTGGGCCAACTTCCGCGGCGAGCCGAACATCCCTGTCGGCGACGCCGGCCAGGCTTCGGTGCCGGGGGCATCGGCCGGCATCGGGACCGGCGGGCGGTTGCAGATCGGAAACTCGGAGGAGCAATGAGCGCCGTCATGGAGGCTGCACGCGGGTTCATCGGCGTGCCGTGGCGGCACCGTGGGCGCAACCGTCTGGGAATCGACTGTGCCGGACTGTGCTGGGCTGCCTATCACGCTGCGGGCGTGACGCTTCCGGACTACCGCCTATACGGGAGCGAGCCGCACAGGGACGGCTTGG